TTATTCCTTCAAACCCAAGTCTAATTTAACTTTCTTCAGTTCATTTTTAACAGTTTCATTATCCACTAAATTTATATCTCCATTAACATCGCTATTCAGCAGCCCTCTCTCAAAAGCTTTTAACCTATCTGCTATAAGTTTAGCCAAAGATGGTGGAATAGTCTCAGCGGCTTTCCTCCCCAATGCTAAAAATTTTGGGACAGGTAATATCCATCCAACCAAAAATATTGCCAATGGCCAGAGCAACGCCGCATTTTCACTTAAAAAGTCTAATATCCTTTCCATTGTTTCCCTCCTATTTTAAATAAGCGTTAATCATAGCACCCATGAACCCGCTCACCAATACAGTTATTATTGTACTCGTGAGTTGTTCCCAGTACCTTCCAGGCTTTTCTTTTAATTCCTCTACATCTTCCACAACCTTACTTAGTTTCTTATTAAGTTCTGTGTGTTTCTCAGCAATCACAGCTATGTTTTTGTTCATTTCCATAAGGATTTCTTGGTTCTTTTGGACTTCATCTATGCGATGGTGTGCAGATCTCGCTGATGCTTCTACTAAAGATATTCTTTGCTCATGACTAAGCTGCAATTCTTTACACCTTCCTTCCACTTAAGTACCACCTCCGATGTCAGATATTTTCTCCTGCTTTCCACTTCTTATAAAGTCCTAAAGCCCACTCACGGTTTTTCATATATTCTTCCTTTGTTGCGGCACCTAAATATGAATTATAGTATCGTTTATAATATTCCCATAGTCCCTCTGTGGTGTTAGGGATAGGTTGAGGCACAACTTTATACCTTATTCGGCTTGCAATCACGCAGAGGAGAGCTGAGGTCTCCAGTTCCCTGTGCTGAAGTTTGTCGAAATGAATATCATATTTTCTTTTGCAAAATTCTATCCATTTGTTTCCTCTTCTAAGGATGTCTGTAATTCCTATTGGGTCTATCTGCATTATACCAGTACCATAACGGTAATCAGACTTGTCCATCAAGGTCCCTAATTTAGTTTCCTGAGCTGCCGTACAGATCATCAACTCTTTTGTAGCCTCTATATTCTCATTCTCGCTTTTCATAGCTTCACAGACATCTTCTATCATCTCAAATAGCTGTGAAATTCTTGTTATTCCATAGTAAGTTTTCATTGGATCATCTCCTAAAAATAATAATGTACCCATCCAAGTAATGTTACAGATCTATAAAATAGTTTTGCTGTTTTTTTATCCACATCCCATGTTCTCATTGCTCTATAAAACCTTCTATTAGCCTTTCTGAAACCAATTTTTTCTTTAAACCACCAGTCATGGAGAATTGAAGGTGTCGTGTATTTTTCACCAACAGAAGGGAATAACCACTTGGCCCACCACGGACTTGAGGCTCCATCAGTCTCGAAAGTTTTAGTTACGGTCGTGTCTTTATAGGTAAAGTCTTCTGTGACTTCCCATAAGTTTTTGCCTATCTTTTTTAATTTTATTTCTTCCATACGCTATTACCATATTTGGTCTGTATTAAACTTTAAAAGACCTGATTCATCTAGATTGTATACAGCTACTTTTAGCTCTGCTTCTCTAAAAAATTGTGAACTTCTAAATGCACCTATTGCTCGATATATTGTATTGATTCTTGCCGGATCGGTTATTGGGTTCTCTATTTCTCCACTTGAGAAAGCCCAGAATGTGCTCCCATCTTCTTCTAGTTCATCTTTACATGCACGAGCATCTGCTAGGTCCTGAGTTCTACCTTTTATGATTTTGGTTTCTTCAAATGTAGTCCCTGTTTTTAGCATAGTATCTCTTTTATCTGCAAGAGAGTTAATTAAAAATTCTTTCCATTCAGTTTCTTTTTCTTCAGTTAAAATGTAAGTTTGAGAATCTACATCCCAAGTGTGATAATTAGAAGGCTTGTCAATATTTACCACTTCTCCGTTCTGGTACATTTCACCTTCTCCCAAAGAAATTAGTCCGGTTTTAAATTTCTCAGCTGTATTCATCTCTCTGACTATTCCATCGTCCACAGTTGGACAACTCATTACCTCCCCATAATAAATGCAGTGAACTTCTGAATCGTATTCAGGGAGATCTCCCCATTCAGGAAACATCTTTTTATAGTCTCCTCCATAGATGCTTTCAAACTCTTCGGTTCCATAAGAACAATCCCTAATTTTTTTAGCACACCCTTGAGAATCTTTTTCTGTTTTATGATACATAATATAGAGTTTTTTACTCATTTTTACCTCCATTTTTTAATTATTTTTATAATTTTTAAACCTCATAAATTTTAGAATTTAATTAGACTTCTGTAATTGTAAATCTGCTCGATAGATATGTATAAGCTTCATCACTCGCACTTGTTCTGTTAGCTTTTATTTGTAAAATTCCTCCACTTGTAACTGTTGTGGTGTTCATTAGGTTTATAAGTGTTTGGTCTGTGTCGTCCGATGTCATCCCCGTACCATATAGATGTATATCTTTTAGTGTTGTTGTTGGTGAAAGTGTGCCTGTAACGTTGCTACACCCACTTAAACTAAGGTAATAATTCAAAGCAGGCAAATCGCTTAAATCACCCGTTACGTTGCTACAATTCAATAAATTAAGAGCATAAGTCAAATTTGGGAGGTCGCTTAAATCACCTGTAACATTAGTACAGCCACTTAAACTAAGGTAATAAGTCAAAGCAGGCAAATCGCTTAAATCACCCGTTACGTTGCTACAATTCAATAAACTAAGAGTATAAGTCAAATTTGGGAGGTCACTTAAATCACCTGTAACATTAGTACAGCCACTTAAACTAAGTAAATAAGTCAACGCAGGTAAATCGCTTAAATCACCTGTATAGTTTGAATCTGTACCATTATCATTAATTTGCACACCATCCCCATATAGATTGCTAGCATAGAGATAGCTAGTCCCAGCAGGAAGTGTTTTAGCAGGTCTAGTTGAATAAGAAATAGTACCATCTGCCAGTTCCCACATTATGTTAGTTCCGTTTATTATTTCAAAGTCCATCAACCCTGCTCCATGCTTGATAGGGAATCTAGTATATTTCATATAGCTACCTCGTAAAGTCTCTACTTTTTGCGAAGTTGCTTCCAGTGAAAACAGTTCAAAATCTGATGTAGGGTTTGCCACTGCAATTGATCCATTTTCATTAATACATTTGTAATATTTACCTGTATTTTCATCCAGCATTATTTCTTTATATTCAGATGCATTATTTTGCATGGTCTTTGGTTCGGTACTTTCTCCATGTATTGAATTTGATACTTTTTTATTAATTAGCTCTTCCGGAGTATCTCCTAAATACATTATTTCATCCCCCATTACCACATCACCACTTCGGCACCGTTACCATCAACGGTAGTTTTTAATATTGTATATTTACCATCTTTTTTTATTCCAGCGACTACATTAGTTGGTACTAATATCCAAGGTGCTGGAGTTTCTGATTCATCAGGAATTGTATCTGTATCTGCAAAATGAACCAGTATATTTCCTGAAGCACGTTTGCACTGTACTTTTTCAAAATCGCCATAATCTGATAATTTTACAGGCGTTTTTCCTATGATTGCTCTATGCATGAATTACCTCCCTATTTTTAATAAAGTTTAAAGTTTATACTATTTTTGTTATTTTTACTTGTCCGTATTCTTCTCCACCAGTCCAGGTAGTGCTTGAAACTTCTAACTTAAATTGAGTGCCTTTAGTGTCTGTATCGTGAAACCATCCTACTGAGTGCGTCTGTCTTGTCGAAGCGTTTGTCTGATTATGCCCAGCATATCTGGAAACACCTAAATTTGTATCGTCTGGCTTTCTACCGTACAGATATGTACTCCATGAGGAAACCAAGACACCCTTATCCGTACTCGCTACTGCTTCTATGAAATATCTCCCATCGGGCATTGTAACTACTCCAGAGTCTACAGTTATCCCAATTTTATTATGGAGTATACTCAATAAAGCTACCCCAGTAGTATCACTTGGGTTGTACAAAACAGCACCCGATAAACTTTCTAATTTCTTAGCATTATGCCAAACTGAAAATTCTTCAAAATCACTCGTTGGGTTCGCAACTGCTACAGATCCGGAAGTATTTGTGCAGATATACATTTTCCCAGTAACACTGTCTAATCTCTCGTCTAAGTACTCTGACGAATTATCTTGCATTGTAAATACGTCCGTGGTGCTATTATGCCTATCTATGTTTCTAGATTCCTTTGTAGACTTTCCTTCGGCTACCTCGTTTTCTCCATCCCCAAAATTTTTGTTAAATGCAGAATTTTTAGAAAAAGCATCTTCTTTAGTTGCTAAGTCTTGCACAGTAACATAGACATTTGTTGCATCTATAACTGCACTTATGCTTGAAGCGTTTGAGATATAAGTAACTACATCTTCGACTCTTTCAATAGCCCCTCCACTTTCTGCCGGTATCAGGTCAGGGGAATCGGTTCTACAGTATGCGTACAAAATTTCTGCATCATCTTCTCCTTTTGCGAAGACACCTATTTCTTTAAAATAAGTATCCTCTGTTAGTCCTGAATTAGTGAATGTAGTTCTTATCCTAAAAGCTCCACCTCCTAGATCTTCGGTGCTGACTATGCTAATAATTTTAAAAGAGTTTTTCAAATCAGTAAGTTCTGTTTGTATATCTCCTTCTTCTAAGTCACCTTTACCTACCTCAACCTTACTGAAAGTTATTGTTTCTCCTAAAGCTCCCCTTGCTAAGAGGGCTTTCCCTAAATCCGTTAGGATTGTTCCTGTAAATTTAGCCATCCTATCCTCCTATATAATTCTCAAAATCTTCCGCTACTCCATCAGCTATTTGGATCTCTTCAAAAATAGCTGTATTAATTATTGTTCCAAAGTAGTTTGCTCCTTCCCATTGGGATGATGTCATGACTCCTTCTAGGGTACTTCTTGTATTTTTATTGGCTTCTATAACTTTATAAATTTTTGTAAGTTCATCACTTGTCATACTAGAAGGTGTTACAACTTGGAATTTATAAGGATCTCCCTCGTAGTTAAACCATTCTAGAATCTCCGCATCTTCAAAAATTGTTTTTAAATTAGTCTCCAAAGCATATGGGGTTCCTTTTCTCTTATGACTTTTTGTGCTGGCTTGTATCAATGTTATTTTTTGATCTTTTGTAAGATCATCGACATAATAATCCACACTTTCCTGTATTAATAGCTCGTCTACTTCCCAATCTTCAAGGTCATAGTCATTAAGTCTTGTTGTTAGCTTGACCTTTTCACCTGCTTTATATATTCTACTGAGTTCATCATCTAGCCACGCTGCTATTGCCTGTATTTCTATATTGTCTTGCAGGCAAGATTGCACGAGTTCTATTATATTGATATCTTCTAAAACATTATTCATCTTCAACACCTGCATACACAGCACTTATAGTTTCTGCCACTGCGACTTGTTTACCTGATGTTTCAGAATAAGCAGGCTCCCTTATAACAAGTCTTTTTAGAGCTTTTTCTCCATTAACTTCGATGCTCATTAGATCCCCAGTTAGAGAATCTGGGACCACATCTTTTCCAAGTTTAGACTTATTACTTGCTACCCAATCACTCACAACTGTGTCTACTTCGTTCTGAATTGTTAATGTAGAGGATTCCACAGCTTCATTAATATAATAATCAAAATCTATATTATAAGAAGCTTGAGTACATTTATTTACTTCGACTGTATCAGTAAGAGGCCTCACTGTTTTACTTGACAATCTAGAGAGCGTATCCGCTATAGCGTCATCGCTTGGTATTTCACCATCTTCTGCAAGGATCCATACACCAATAACTCCTTCGGACAATTGTTCAACATATGCATCTGTAATTGTGGGGTGTGCATTTAAAGCATGATATCTATATGCTCCGCTTGGACCTGCTATAGAGTACCCTTCCATGGACTCATTAATGTCTTTCCTATATTCTTCTATATCTTGAACATCTGAACCACCGTCAGATTCTGTGATGTTTGTGACTGATGTTACAAATGGAATAGAATCTATAATAGTATTTATCTGCCCAGATACATATCCGTTTCCAGAACTCCCCTCTTCGGTACATTCGGCATTTACTGTAGCTGTGGTATAATTTATTTCGAAATAGGCTGTTTCTGTTGTCTCAAAAATAGCCTGTCCTCCAGCTGTAACTCTTGACCCCATAGGGATAGGCTGCCTCTCGGATAGATTTCCTTCTCTTTTGTACTGTAGTGTCGTAGATGCTTTTGAAGCTTCCCCTCTATCTACTTCTTTATTTTCTCCGTGAAGCTCAATGGTTGTTTCATCTGCAAATCTGACAAAGTTGTTTGCTCCAGCATAATTTATTTTCTTTCCGTGGGTGTATAGTAGATAAGATAAGACTTTTATTAGGGACCTTCTCTCGTCTCCTTCTCTGAGTGTTATACCTGTCAGATTTTTAAAGGTGTTGACTCCTCTTGTTTCTATTTCTTCTCCTGTCTCATTATAATAATTAATATTACTCATTAATACTTATCACCACCTTTGGAGTTATTTTTCCATCAACATCATATTCAAATTCAATATCTTCTACAGTAACAGGTTCATACTCCTCAAGCATGGTAACAATAGCAGACGAATACTCTCCTTTAACTTGGTCAATAGGTTTGTCAACTAGATCTCTTGATACACCTAAGTACCTACCTAAGATCAATTCACCAAGAACAGTTCCCAAGAGGTTTGAACAATTCTGGATTACTCTATCAGTACCTGTAGCATTTAGATTCATTGTCATTCCGGTTGTTATTTCTGTCATACAGCTTCACCTGTTTCATAATCAATATTTTTAACAGTATTTACTTCAGTTACATTCTTTACTGTAGAGCTTTCAATATAAGTTTCCCTGGAATACTCTAATAAAGAGACACTTACATCTATTTCCCATGGTATTCCTTGCTGATCTATTCTTTTTTCTTCTACTTTCAAACTTTCAATACAGTAACTTCCAAGGTTTCGGCTTCCAATCATAAGAACTTCATTTTCTCCAGATTCTTTTATAGTTCTTAAAATATCGAGCCTTTCCGTAGGATTTATACCTAGTTCTGCTTTAAGCTTCATTGATAAGGATAACTTTTTTAAATCGTTTGCCATAAATTCTATTCTGGGTTTTACATTTATTAAGTTATGAGTTTGTATCCTAGCTCCTTCATCTAGTTTCAAATTTTTGAAAGTGCTGGTTTTGTCATAAGCAGCTTCAAAAATTACATTTCCAAAACTTCCTACCATAGATATCCCTCCTACTCATTCATTGCGGTTGTTGGGCTTGTGTTTTTATTATGAATATGTGCATTAACTGAGCCTTTGCTAGTTTCTACGTCAGGAGCAGATATGTTTTCTCCGGCCCCTATAGTCCCTCCTGTAGTTAACGCTGTGGAACATTCTACTAAGGGAGTCGTGCAAGTTATTTTTGAAGAACTTTCAAATACTATATTGTCTGATTTGAATTTAAGAGTTTTAGTTTCTCTGTTGTATTCTAAAAAATTTTCATCTTCCAAAAGGTATTTTATCCTGTTGTCAGAAGCTGGTGGAGTATCTTTTGCTTGATAATACGAACCTAAAACTATTCCTTTATTATTTGAAAAAGGACTACAAAGACAAACTACTGCTTCGTCAATACAGGGCATATTCCAAAATTTATCTTTAGAGGTCCTTGGGGTCAATACAAGGTATTCTCCAGACTGTATTCCTGTATCTGGGAAAGTAACTCTTACAGTCCCAGTAGAGTAATTAACCTTACTAATTTCTCCGTACCTGACTATTTTTCTCAATATTTTTTCAAGCCATCTAAAATCCATCAGAAATCCAACACCCTTCTTATTTTTATCTTTGTATTATATCCACTACCAGTACTGTGTACTGCTTGAGTAACCAGGTATTTGTAATCATAGATTCCAAATCCACTTGTTTTTATTACTACCCCGGCTACTATATCCACATCTCCCATAAGTGATATTTCACCTTGGACTTCAGCTTTATTTTTTTCTCTGAGTTTAGCCCAACCAACTGCTTCTAGCTGTTTTTCTTTTTCTTCTTTACTACCTGATACTGAATAAGAATCGTTAAGTTTTAAAATTCTATTTGTATTATCTTTGTATCCATCTCGAAACTCTAAAGTTCCTGAAGCTGTCAAAGTTTCTTTCAAGTCCTGGTCAAAATAATTTATTTCAAATCCGTCCCATGTATCAAACTCTTCATCCCCAAAACTATAGGATTTTACTTCTGTCTTTTTTATAGTTTTTATTGCATCTTTGCTCTCATATTCTTCTTCATCAAAAATAACTAATTTTTTATCCAGAACTTTCAATGATTTAGCATAATCTTTTGCAAGCTGGTAAAGAAATGTAGAATCTGTTTCTTCGATCTGTTCTACACGGTTTATATCCTCGTCCTCTTCTGATAAAAATACAAGTGTAAGTTCGTTTTCATCTGAGATCTTTTCACAAACAGCCTTTAAAGTCGTGTTTTCAATAGCTCGATTCTTTTTTACCCTGTTGAAATTGGAAGTCACATCTATGGAAAGAGCACCTATTTTCAAAGTATCTGGTGGTCCTTGAAAATTTCTTTTATCTATAGAAAACTCACCACATTTAAGTGTTGTTTCACCATCTTCTTCTATAACTTTGATGCTAGGTGTTATGCTCTCTCCTTTGAGAGGGGCCCAAGAATTTATCCATTTTTTATCTAAATCAGCTATGGTAAGGCTTATTTCGTCCGCTTTATCCAAGTTGTCTGTGTATGAAAAGCTAGTTATTCCGCTGTTTATTTCATCAGAAATATCAGTGCCTTCAAATAGTACTTCTAATATTACCTTTCTAGTTTTTGCCATTTTTTTACCTCCAAGGCGGGAGAGTATCGGAGGTACTTGTTTCTATCTCAGGAACTTCCAGTTCTATCCCAGCCTGAAAAAATACTACATCAGAATATTTTTCATTTGAATTAATTAGATCATCGTAGAAATCGTAGCTGTCGTACACTTTATTTGAAATAATATCCCAGGTATCTCCCTGGACGGTTGTGTATACATTCATCAGAAAGCCAACCTCCCATTGTTTTTATTCATTGCTTCCCATTCTTTTAGAAGATCCTTATTGGAATCAGATATTTGTTTGTTTATTGCGGCATGATCTGCGCCTTCTGGAATTTTGATAGTCCTTCTATCTTCTAAAACTATGCTGGTGTGCTTTGTGTTTGAAGTAGAGCTACTTTGACTATTATTTACTATGCTTTGTGCGTTTCCAATGGTTTTATCCACACCTTTTAATTCTGAGTTTTTATATTTATCTGGATCAATACTTGCCCAATTAGATTCATCTAGCTCTGCAGTTTTGTCATCATCTTTTTTACCCTTCCAACCAGAAAACCATTTTTTTATCTTGTCAAAATTTTTCCAAAGTAAAAATATGGCACCTGCCACTGCTGCAATGGCTGCGACAATCCAAGTTCCTGGGAAAGCTGCCACTGCTGCATTATAGGCCCACTGTGCAACAGTCAATCCTCCTTGTGCTGCAGAGGCTGTAGCGTAAGCTGCAGACATTGAATTAAACACCCCTATAAGACTTTGAATAAACATACCGGTTTTAAATACTCCGAACATAGTTATTGCAGCACCTGTTAATGAGCTAACCGCATCCCAATTTTCTGATAAAAAACCAGTTAATGCTACTATATCTTCTGCAAAATTTGAAATTGTCGGAGCCAGGTTGGCACCAACTTCTATACTTATACCTTCTAAAGCACTTTTCATACTTCTAAGACTGCCGCCAAGGCCACTCTCATTAATTTTTGCCATTCTCTCTGCACTACCTGAATAATTGTTTAAACTGTTGTCAAGTTTGGATGTAGCCTCCTCTGTGGCTGTCAAAATTGTCAGCATCCCTGCGTAGGCCTGTTTTCCAAAAATAGTCTCAGCCTTCATCGCTTTTTGATCTCCTGTTAACCCTTTAAAAGCATTCTGAAGAAGTTTCATTTTACCCATTGTGTCTGCATTACCAAAGTCGCTTATATCAATTCCTAATTCTTTCAATTGACTGTTGTTTACTTTATTTAGAGAAGTTAATGCACTTCTAAGAGTTGTACCGCTTTGACTTGCCTTTATACCATTATTCGCCATGATCCCTATAAGTCTAGCAGTATCTTTTACTTCTAAACCAAAGGCATTTGCAACTGGTGCAGCATACTTGAATGACTCTCCCATCATACTAACAGAAGTGTTTGCTCCTGTTGCTGTAGCAGCCAAAATATCTGCAAACTCTTCTGTCTTATCTGCAGATAAACCGAATGCAGACATGGAATCAGACACTATATCTGCTACAATACCGAGCTCTTCACCACTTGCAGATGCAAGATTTAATGTCGGTCTCAAGGATTTATTTATCTGTTCCACACTGTAACCTGCCATTGCATAATACTCTTGGGCTTCTGCTACTTGTGTAGCTGAAAAGGCTGTTGTCCTACCTAACTCTTTAGATGATTCAGTCAGAGCCTTATACTGGGCTTCTGTAGCCCCACTAATGGATTTTACCCTTAACATTTGATCTTCAAAATCCATAAAAGTATTTATAGAGGCTGTCAGACCAGCGATAATACCACCGCCTACAGCCATTCCAGCAAAATTTTTAAGGTTCATAATTCCAGTGCTAGTCTGCTTGTTTAAATTTTCCATTTGTCCAACTAGTTTTTTATTTTCTTTGACAAAATTCTTATAACTGGAGTCAACTTGACCACTCAGCTTGAAAATCAAATCATGAACTTTCATTTTTACTCCTTTCGTGGATCTCAGTTAACTCTTCTACAATCTTTGGAACTTCATCCAAATACCTGTCTTCAAAATAATCTATAGAGGTATTTGTAGCCCTGTTTAACATCAGGCTTATTTTCCTGATATCTTCATATTCTGTGGGGATACCTAAGCTCCAACTTCGTGCAAAAAAGTTTGTACAAGGGTCACCACCATTTTGTGGTCTTTCCAGGATAATTTATCAAAACTTGAAAGATTCAAGCCGGTTGCTTTGGCCGCACAGGTAAGACAATATAATTCTGAAAACTGCTTTTTTATGGCTGGAACCACTCCTCTTTTTTGATATGTTCTTTCTATGTCTCTAAGATCTGAACCTTTTATTGAATCAAAATCAAGAAAGATCTCCTCTATTGTTGTATCTTTTAAGACAATTGGATTTTCTAATATGACCATTTTTAAGTCTTCTTTAGCTCCATTGTGGGAAAAGTGCATTAACTCTTTTGAAATTGCATTGGTTATTGCAGAAATGTCTTGAACATTCATGATATCCAAAACCTCAGTTGGGACGTTAGAAGCTTTAGCAGCGACCAATACAAAGTAAAAATCTATAAATTCTATTTTAGAAGTTAATACAAATTCGTTTTGATATGTTAGTTCTTTTTCTATCTCTAAAAAATCTTTTGCCTTTAGATTATTTAAGTCATAATTTAATTCTGTTATATCTCTATCTTCTGAAACTGCATATTTACCAGTTAGTTTAACGATTCCTCTACCTGATACGCCTGTGTTTTTCTCGTTCATTTTAATTTATCATCTCCTTAATAGAATTCAAGCACTTCCAATTAAAGAAGTGCTTGAAATATTAACTCAATCCAAGAGCATTTCGGACTTCTGCTAGAACATCTGTTCCATCTATAATGCACACTTGGTTAAATTTGTCATACTCTATAGCCACTTCACCATCAATAGTTTCCTTATATGAAAGTAAGTTAAACGTTTGCTCTGCATCCTGTTTGGTATTTGGCCCTGTAGTGCCGCTGTTTAGTGATTTGTGTGTCGCTTTTGCTTGAATTTCTATTTTTTGAATCTCGGTTTCTCCAGATTCACTGTTATATATTTGTTTTGCCATATAAATTGTTAAATCTTTTGCTCCAGGTTTCATAAGTCTTCTAGAAGCTATTGAAGGAACAACTCTATGCTTCAATACCAAAGGAAGATTGCTATAACCTCCAACAGAACTTGATTCATAGGACCCATCTATCCCGGCACCTGTTATTTCTTCTGATTGATTTTCAAAGTTAGGAGGAGTAATATCCACGATTCCTCCTAACTCGCTGCTTCCTTCTAAGACTCTTATTTGAAGGATTTTTTCAGGTATGTTCTTCATTTATTCCCTCCCTATTGAAATAAAGTTTCTAAATAGCTGACATCATACTCAACTATATTGTGAATATTTTTAGCAGGAATAGAAACACCTAGATAATGATGGAAAACATATTTTCCTGCCAGTAAATTTATAGTACTATTTTCAGTTTCTAAAAATTCAATTCTTCCTCCGAGAAGTTTTCCCTGACTGGTTAGGGAGTTATATCTCAAGTTATAACTATTTACTATATTTTTAATTAGTGTAAGGTTTCCAGGATCATCAACATTGTCCCTTAGATTTAACACAAGTGAATTTTCTTCATTTATAAAAACCGATTTTACATTTATAAAATAATCTTTTACATCTGTACTATCGGGTTTGCAGGCTGTGTAGTTTCCGAAGCTTTTTAACCCTCCACCGAAACTTAATCCTGTTGTAACTCCATTGTCTTCGAGATACTTGCACTTGGTCTCATTCAACGTAACCTCTGTTCCGTCTTTCAAACATAACTTATCTAATTTTAAAGACTTATTGGATGGGGACTCGTAAGCAAAGTTATCATTGTCCCTGTTTACAGTCATCGAAAGACAAGCTTGGTGTAATGCCAAGTGCATTATTTTGTCTCCTAGTCCTCCCATAGGCCATGCAAGAATTTGTTTGTCAGATGTTAAGTTTTTAGAAGTTCTTTCTGCAGGAACGTCTGAGTATTTTTTTATTGAGTCTGTATCAATATCCACCATTGAAATCCCCTGGAAATTTCCATTGTAAAGTTGCATCTTGGTGTCTGATATCGCTGCGACTTCACTATCAGAGCTGAATTCTGTCCAGAGTTTATTTACAACGAGATTATATTTAGAATAGACATCTTCTAGACACTCAAGCCCGCTGTTGTCTCCATCTGTATCAGTACCGCCTATGATATCATCCTGGGTAATTGCAGATGGGTCCAGTTTATCGTATTCTATGTGCGGAGTTCCATCTATTGCCCCCCCATCAACTGCAACGACTTGAAGATATCCGTCTGAGTCGTAAGCCAAGGTATAGTCTGTATCCAATTCATAAGTTGTGTCACCTGCTGAGTTTTTTACTACTACACTCGATTTTATTATTCCATATACCTCTTCTGCCCAAAGATCTGTGTCTAAGGTTTTCAGTTCTTTCAAAGCTACGCTTTTTTTATGTGTTGATTCTTCCAGTACATTTACAAAAATTACAGGAGAAACTCCGTACAAATCAAAAGCTGTATATGCTGCTTCACATAAACTATAACTGAACAGCCCGTTATTGTCGTCTGTGTCATCCACATAACCAAAAGCTTCTGTAAATTCAGATTTTGAATAACATAAAATAGGTTTATTAACATTTTTTTCAGTCGCATAAACAGTCGGAGCACTTCCTATTACCAGTAAGACATCCGAGCCACTCGTTACGGTCTGGACGGTCGTTGCCGCTTCTTCGCTAGAAATTCCTCTATCTAACACTATTTTTCACTCTCCTTTTTGTACTCTTCAAGAGCTTTATTTATTTTGTGATTATAGATGCTCTTTCCGTCAGCTATTTTACTTCTAGATTTTGCAAACTCTGCTGTACTTATAAAAAGTGATAAAAAACTAGGGTTTTTATCTAAAAAAGTTTCAATAACAGATAAAAATTTACCATCTTTTTTGATATATGTTTTATTTTTAGTCAAAACAGTCCCTTTTATATTTGGGCCGATATATACTAACCTTTCTTTAGCCATTATTTAACAACCTCCCACGGGTTTACGCTATAGCTTGGAACTTCAAGCTTTACAATTGTTCTTGATAAAAATATTGGGAACAGATGCTGTTCATCAGGTGTCTCAATGGAAATATCTTTCCATTGAATCCTTAAATCTTCCTGTACAGTTTTTTTTATGATTTCATTGATGTTTATGAGTTCGGCCATTCCCTCTTCAACTTCATCTGATGAAATAAAAACTCTTAATGATATTTCTAATTCTCTATAAGTATCCTTATCATTAGTTTCATGATCAAAAGGAGCAGAAATGCATATATAAGGAGGTTTGAATTTTTCTTCATTATCAAGAGGAGGTACAAACCTATGAAAGTTCATTTTTGACCTTTCTTCTCCGTCTTCTGACTCTCCGTCATTGAAATAATTATTTTCTAATTTTTCTCCCAATAATTTTTCAAAATATATGATGTGATCCAGTGGTGTTCTCAGACTTAATTTATCAGATGTCATTTATCCAGTAACCTCCTTACCTCATGATCAAACCTTTTATCAAACATTGTCTGAGCCGATTTGTTTGCTGCTTCTTTCACTTCAGAGTTATTTGCCATTTCTGGTACAGATGGTCCATATAGCTGTCGTATAGGAAGTCTTGAGCTATTGACCCTTTCAAATACGCCAAAATGTGTTGATACTTCTCCTCCTTTGGATCTAGCTGCAACATTGCTGGTAAAGGCTCTTTTGAAAGTTTTTACTCTGCCCCCTTTTTTTACAGATATTTTCACCTTTTTCCCTTTTCTTGACAGAACCTTATAAGAACTTAAGGGAAGTAAATAGCCTTTTACTCTTATACCTGAATTCATGCTTGAAGAATTAGCTTTTATTACACTGACATCTTTTTTTACAGTTTTAGCTTTCACATAATATCTTTTCCTTATTTCTTTACTAAGAGTTGTTTTAGCAGTAGAATTTGCTCTATTTAATGACCTGTAAAGAGATTTTACAACTCCTTTACTGACACCTTTCAACATATAATCTGCTACTCTTATACTCATGGGGTCTATTGTAATCATTAAGCACCTCTTGTAAGAGTTATATGGTACATCCCACTTTCTTCTTCAAAAGCTGTTATAAGATAAAGTTTGTGGTCTATGTAGATCTTTTGATTTTCTGAAATTTCCTCCTGTAAATCTGAAATTTTTACACTCATTAGATACTCTTTCAGATAAACAACACCGTCTTCATCTTTTAATTTTTCTGTATTGTCTGTCCAAATAACTTTTATAGTTTTATATTCATCTTTTGATCTGAATTTTATATCCTTATTTTCTGAAAACTCTTCGGTATTTAAAAATACATTGTAGATATCTGCATCGACCATTTCTGCAAAGTTCATAGAAATCACTACTCTGATTTTTTGTCTTGATTTAATTCTTCAAGTAGAACTTTATTTTCAGCTTCTAAAGATGATATTTTTTCGGTCAAAGCTTTATTTTCTTGTTCTATTTTTTTTAAATTAGTATCAAGAGCTTTATTTAATTGCTCTAAATCTTTATCATCTTTTTTTTCTGTTATCGATTTTATAGTCCCTGTAGTTTTTAAAAACTGAAAATCTTTGGCAGAGATCCCTTTTACAGGGACCTCTTCTCCAATTTTGTAACCTTTTTTATTTAGTTTACAGTTTCTGTCAAATATATACTTTCCCATAATCCCTCCTAGCTAGTTACAACCCAAGAGAAGTATCCTGCCATATCTCCTGGCTCAAATACAGGTCTTGTTTCTGTAGTCACATGTGCAGTTTTACCGTTTTCAGCTACCTTCAAGTCAGAATATCTTGCTGTAAATTTCAAAGGGCTATCTTTATCTTTTAAATTAATAATAGGAGCATAGAGAATACTTCTGTCAATAGGCCCTCCTACCATGGCATTGTCTGCTAATATTTTTACATTAGAACCATCTGGAGCAGTAACACTTCTGTTGTAAGAGTAAATGTCTACACCAGAATAATTTATAGTTCCTAGATATTTGAATCCTGGAGCTAATTTTTTAGGGTCAATTTCCCCTAACTTGATTCTTCTATTATCAAGTAAAGCCTGAGCTTTTGTGTTATTTATAAAATCGTTTGCTGCATTTTGTCCCAGTACAATTACCTCAACTTTTTCCCCGGATTCTTCTGCTGTATTTATAGCCGTTTCAATATCGGCTACAGGATCCGACGTTGAGGTGTTCCAAAGATCTTCTCCTGTAAGAGTAACCTTATTTGACATGGCATAGTCATATTCCCACTGAGATTCTCCATCAAGTGAATTGATTTTTCCAGTCTGGAGAAACTGTCCAACCATATATTCAATTTTATTTTTAACTTCTGCCTCTTCTTGTCCTAGGAGTTTAGCTTGTTTTCTCTGCAAAGCTCCTGCAGCTCCTGTTTCAACTGCTTCTCCAGCCTCTCTTTTAAATAAAGTTTCTGCTGAGATAACTTTTCTAGATTCTACATACGGTGGATTTTCTATTATTTTTGTGGATTGTCCATTTTCTGTCTGGGCTTTCCCTCCTACTATCGGTGAAACAAATACTGCCATTGATTTACCCATGTTTTTTAGGTCTAAAACGACCTGTTCTGTGTAAACTATTTCATCATTCGGGAAAAACATCTTTGTTAGAGCGTCTCTTTGGATTTCTCCCCTTCTTCTAATCTCTCTAATCGTCTTTTTGTGTGTAATTGTATTTGACATTAATTAATTCCCCTCCTTATACTGTTTCCATGAACAGTGACTGTTTATTGAAATCTACTACCATTGTTTTTTCTGTTACAGAATCATCTTTTACTATGTATGATACATCTACTGCACCTGTTTTTAATATCTCAACTTCTTTAGATCCTCCAGTAGCATCTATAGCCTCCAATGTCACTCCGTAGGCAGTTTCAAAACCTGTGCTTCCATAAATACCACATTCATTACTAGAATTGATTCCTAGTGCTGTGTAAGCTTCCAGGTCTTGACCAGATGCTATTGTTGCAGATACAGTTTTTGCTGGGAAATTCCCACGCATAAATGACTTAAATTCTGTTGTAAAATTCATTAATTACCCCTCCTAGCATTTTGACTGAATACATTCATAATATCTTCTGATACTACCACTGGATTTTCTTCTGAAGGTAATTCACCTTCTTTATGGGCATCAATTACATTCTCTAAAGTTTCTGTGTGCGACTCTTTGGCATGTGATTGAAGTGTGTTGTAAGCTTTAAATTTGTCAGAGTTTACAATTTCAACCATTACCTCGTTTGCTTCTTTGCCATTCTCTCTTGCATTGTTGATGAAGTCAGAAATATCAAAATTTCCAAATTGATTTTGAAGTTTTTCAAGGTTTTCAATCCTTGTTCTTTCCTTTTGCTTTGAACTTGCAGATGCTTCATTAACTACTTGATTGTAAAGATCCGGGTGGCTCTCTTTTAGCTCTTTTAAATCCATGTTTTCCTCCTTTGAATTTTTGTTGTTGTTTTTTCTGGTTCTCAATAAGTTTAAAAACTTATTTTTCGGAAGCTCTTTGAAGGTGTTCATTACTCTCCCCCTCATAAAATTGTTGACTTCCTCTGTATCTGAATCCTCAGCTTTCAATGATAAAATTTCAGTTATAAACCCTGCATCAAAAGCTTCTTGAGAAGTTAACCAGGACTCTTCATCCATTTTATTCATTATTTCTTCCCGAGATAAAGTTGATTTACTTGCATATACATTTACAATTGTTTCTCTAATGGTATCCATAGTTTCAGCCTTTTTTCTAAAATCTTTGGCTTCTCCGCTGGACCATGACCACGGATTATGAATCATGAAAATAGCGTTTTCAGGCATGAGTATCTCATCTCCTGCCATTGCGATTACTGTCGCTGCACTTGCTGCCAAAGCATCTATTCTAACTATAACTTTTGCAGGATGATTTTTTAGAGAATTGTATATTGCTTGAGCTTCAAAGACATCTCCACCTGGACTATTAATTCTCACTAAAATTTCTTCTGCTTCTATTTTTTCTAGTTCCCTGCAGAAACTATTTGCAGATACATCTCCTTCCCAGCATGGGATATTTACAATCTCTCCAAATATTTTTATTTCCGAATTCTTCTCTGAACCTGTCTCACTGAAACACCAAAACTTATTATTCTTCATTACTCACCCCTTTGAGTTGCTGATTTTCAAGCAATAATTGTTTACTTACTTCCTCGAAATCGTTTCCTATGCTTCCTGCTTCTATTTCTCTATTGGATATACCCATTTTCACTCTTTCAGATGCTGCCCTGACCTCTTTATATGGATCTAAGCTGGATTTAGAAGGACCTACCCAATAGGCTCTTGAATAAGCAAGTCTTTTTCTATCGTTGTCCATGTATCCAGGCAAATGAATTTCTCCAAGGGATACCTGTTCTGTAAGCCATTCCTCATAGAAAGGCTGGCACATGTACATCTCAATGAGGCTTCTTTTTTTTAAAAAACCTTTCCAAGCTTCATCCAAGGCAGCTTTTGAAGCTGAGTAGTTTGATCCAAAAGAAGTCAATAGTACTTCCCTCGGAACTCCTATACCTGCACCTATTTCTGTGATTATTGCGTCTACGAAAGTTGAGTAATTCGCATTTGGTCTTCCGGGATTTGCTATTTCCACCTTTTCTCCAGGATTTAGCTTTACAATTCCACCTTTTTTCATACCCACGGTTTTATCTGGTAAATTATTATCTTTTTTATCCACACCTAAGTTTTTTAAAGGATCTGTATTTGCTTCTGTTGTAACAAACACCGTGTACATAGCACCGATAACTGCCGCCATGAGTTCACTTTCACTATATCTACTGTGTTGCTTTAAGGCGGATATAACAGGTGCTAAAAGTGGTACCCCTCTTCTCTGTCCGGGTCTTTCTGGCTCAAAAATATGATGTACAAGCCTGTTTCCATCATCCCCAAAAGCTTTTAATCTTATAGTTTCGGTTGTGTAATACATGTCTCCAGGATGTCTTTTTGCAACATAATAGGCTTCTAACTCACCGTTTGTATTAAATTCCACTCCATTTCTTATCAAATCCGTATCAACAGCATAAGGAGAAGTTATAAGGTCTCCTTCGATCACTCTAAGACAGAGTCTAGTTTTAACGCCTTTTCTTTTCTTATAGCAAGGGACTACTAAAGCATCTCCTGCTACAAGTGAGGTTATCAATGTTAAAGTTTGAAGAGTGTAAAAATTAAACATTCTGCTATAATCACAATTGGTGCTCTTGGCATAGAGATCAAACTTTCTTTTGATTTCTCTTTCTAGTTTTGCTGATTCTTCTTTCGTTATTCCTAATACATCTATATCTATATTTGGTTTGGCCTTCAGACCTGTTCCTATACCGTTAACATGGTATTTGTTAATAGCTGCCCTGGCTATAGGACTTGACATATACAAACGTCTCGTCCTAGCTCCAAGTGTGGCTCTATTATCGTCAATTTCTTCAGTGGGGGATCTGGAAATAGGCCAAAAATCCCAAAGAGCGGAATCGGTTATACTTGCACCTGAATCCACATAATTTTTATATTCCTGCTTAGCTTTTAGCCTGTCTTTAGCCGCTTTTGGACTAAAAAGATATATAGCTTTATCAACTATGCTTGGTTTTACATCGGAATTCCCCATGATGTCGTCGGCCCTCCTTCTCCTTTGATTTCTCTAACCTTTTTCTCCCAATATTGAATTGATTTTCTGATCTCCGGGAGGTCTGCTTTGGTTACTTTTCTGTTTTTATACTCGTACTCCTGAGCTCCTGTCAGTATCGCTTCCTCTGCTGATACTGCATTATCCAGCATCCTTTCAGCCGTTTCTAATGATATTGACATTTTTCACCTCCTTTCTAAGACATATTTATTCAAAGGTTCTCTCATCCTCTTGAGGAGACTGTCCTATGCTGTACCTTACCATTTCAAAGGCTGCCCTGGCATAGTTTCTTATATCCAACGCCTCATTTCTATCTCTGATTTTCTTCCAAACTATTGTCTTTCCATCGGCTTCTTTAACTTCTGAAGTCAGCATCTTGAAGTAGTCGGCTCCATAACCCCTTGAGAGATCTAAAGGAAAGTGACAGTATTTAGGTCCTGGAGTATCTATTTTTAAAGATGCGTAGGTCATATCTTTAAGTGCATTTACACCCAGTGAGAGGAGGTCTATCTTGTTACATTTAGTCCTTCTGAATCCGTTATGAACAGAAACACCTTCTCCCCCACGTCCTTTAATCCCGATGACTTTTAATTCCGCTATATTTTCATTTACGAAATCATAGGTTCGGTCAGTATGATGTCCTCCTGTATCAATGAAACTTAGAGATAATCTCTTTTTAGTTCCGTCTTCACCTTCAAATTCTCTTGCAAGGTAATTTTTTAAGTCGTTCCAAACATCATCAAGCTCTGGGTTTCCTGGGAAAATTTTATATTCTATTCCCCAGTTTTCTCCTTCTTGGTTCCATGCTACAACTTCTGTTTCTATTCTGTTATCCTGGACATCTATTCCTGCTGTAAGAATATCTGACCCTGCAGGTACTTCCGCTTTATAGTTCTCTCTTCTGTTATACAGTATTTCGTAATCTATAATTTCATTTAGATTTATTACAAATGGTAATCCCAGGGAAGTGTTCCAAAAGGTTATTAATCTTTCAGGATCATCCTTTACCTGCTTGTAATCATCTATAATCTCGTTCCATGTCTTCCATGGAGAGGCGAATTCATTTAGATGAAAACCTCTGTGGTCTTTTATATTTGGATTTTTAGATACCCATTTTCCGTTGAGTTGTTTCTCCTTTTTCCAGGCTCTCTCGTCATGATAAGAGCCACACTCTTCACACTCCATTACTACTTCGTTCAGGTCTTCCCATTTGATTCTTTCAAAATCTAGCTCGTTTAAATGTCCACAAGCCGGACAAGGTAGACACCAGACTTCCATACTGGATTCATTGTAAGATTTTTCTATCCTAGAAATACCCTGTATAGTAGGAGTTGATACCCTTATTTTTTTAGAATCCCAAAATGTAGTGGTTCTTTTCTCCACAAGTTCTAAAGGATCTCCTTCTTTCCCAGCACTTACTGGAAATCTGTCTATTTCATCAGCCAATACAATTTTTATAGGCCTTGAAGCTAGTGAACTAGGAGAGTTGGCACCTACAAACACTACATATCCTCCTGGAAAACTTTTTTTTGATACGGTGTTCCCGCTGTCTCTTTTCCTTGGGTTTTCAAAGATTCGTGCTAGTACAGGAGTGTCCCGAATCATCGGGGCTATTCTCTCCCGTGAATATGACTGAGCCATCTCTACGGTAGGCTGTATAAATATAATAGGCGAAGGGTCCAGGTGAGCATAGTAACCAAATACATTATTCAGTGTCTCGGACTTTCCAACCTGAGCCGATGTCATAAGAGTTGAAATTTTTATTTTCTTGTCAGCTATAGTTTCCAGTATTTCAATCATGTAAGGAGTGACCTCGGTTTTCCACTTACCAGGTTCAGCCGAACTCTCTTTTGAAAGCACTCTGAACCTGTCGGCCCACTGGTGAATAGTTAGGTTAGGCGGTGGAGCGAGTCTTTTGAGAATGGTTTTTAATAAATTTATAGTGTGATTATTGTTTATCTTCATTCTCGCCTCCAAAATGATTTTTTACCGTCTCTTCTGATAGTTCAGTCAATATATTGTTGATCTCTTCTTTGGTAATCTCTTCAATGTCTGCCCTGTTTGTTGCACCTATTAAGCTCTTCCCGAGCTTTCCTGGGAGTGATAGACATTTACTCCTGAATGCCATTATCATATCTAAAATAAATTCTTCTACAACCTTTGTTTCATGGAGCTGATTTCTACGTTCCATCAAATCCAGTTCCTTCATTTCCCTCTGGACTCTCTTGAGTTTCATACTCTCATCATTGGAACTCATATATCTCTGTACATTTGTAGCTATGTCATAATTCCCATCTTTGTCAGCTATAAGGATTTTCTTTTCTGTTAAGTTCCTGATACTCTTATGTGTGATCCCTAGAATTTCAGAGAGTTCCTTCTGATTTACGCTCAGCTCTTTCCCGAGTTTTGCCTGTTCGATATATTGCTTTACAGATTCTTCCAGATCATATTTTCCTTGGGAAATTTTTACACCAATTTCTCTTACTCTTCTTGCTGAAATCCCTAGAATTCGAGCTAATCTCTCATCTTTAACTTTTATCCTCATGCTCTACCCCTTATATTTGCTTAATTCTTTGGAAGTGGGAACTCCTGAAAAAATCCTGAATCAAGCCTTTTTTTGGGGTCTTCCGACCCGTTAAAAAAAATTTTAGTTTTACAGTACCTTTTTTAATCGAGCTCTATGTCATTTGCATCTCCAAGCTCTTTCTTGCTGATCTCATACTTGACCATCTCTTGGCGGTGGCTCAGGTTTTCTTCTGCACTCTTGATGTCATATAACTCTTTATCTATGTTATATAATTCCTTGATAGCAGCGGCTCGATTCTTAAGTGCTTCCTCTCTGGACTTCACAGTAGATACTCCAGCATCTAACAGGTACTCTCTTAGCTGAGTGGTAAGATTTTTATACTGGAGTTTAATTTTTACTCTGTCCTCTGCCACTTTAGTAATAAGTTTTTCGGACTCTATATTTCTTATTAGAGCTTTGGTTTTACCCTTCTTCCACTCTTCTCTTGACGACATGTTATATAAAGTACCTAAAGGGACCATGTACTCTATAGATAGATCTACTAGATCCTCACCAAACTCATATCTTTTTTTTATTTCATTTTTCTCTGTAGCAGATAATTTTTTATATCTTTCATTTGGCATATGAGGTCTCCTAGTCTGACTTAATAATTACTTAACGAATATAAGTAGGGTGCTCTTATTGTTATATAGAACTTTTTTATTAGTTTATAGAAAGTGTATTTTTAATCTAGACCATAGTTATTAAAGCCTAGAGAAAGAAATAGAGGTTTTTTTATTTCCTCAATAATTGAGATTATTGAGGAAAAATAAAATCCATCAAATAATTTAATTTTTCTAGATTATTATGATTGGATAGTCTTTTTTCTATTGTTTTTTTTTCTCGGTTTTTGTTCTTCTTTTCATGCTTGTCTACTATCTCGTATAAGAAGAGATAATCAAACAACCAATAATTTTCTGCCAAATGTCTATAGACGCCTTTTCTTTGTTTTTTTCCTATTTTTGCAGCTGAAGCATTTGATTTTTTATATGCTAAATACTCTGACTCTAAAGTTGGCTTAATATTTTCTTCGATGTAATTTACAGCTCTTTTGTAGACTATATTTTTTATGTAGTCCTTAAAAATTAACTCTATAACTCCATAATTTTCTGTTAAAGTGCTTAGTTTGTCATCAAGCTTATGTTTGCTCATTCTGTTCCTGTAACTTGCTCCTATGAGCTCTAATTCTATTCTAGTTATCATTTTATCTAATAATTTTTGATCATTGACTTGAGATGTTTTGCAATAAGCCTGAAAGCTGATTGTTTTCTTTGAGTAGAGAAAAGTATTGTCTTGATATATTTTTTTAAAGTTTTTATTCTTTCCACCATTGCTGATTTTTACAGAATTATCAAAACTTATGAAAAGAAGTGTAAGTGCTTCTATAAGCTCTTTTATATGAATGTCATAATTTTTATTTATTTCTACTGATCTAACCCTAGCGTCTGACAAATCCAATTCGATACCTTTTTTTCTCAAAATCTCAATTAATTTTATTATAGAATTCATAAGGTCTGTTTTGTCTGCATTGTAAATATTGTGGCTGTGTAAAATTTTATTTGGGTTAAAAATAAGTACCTGAAAATGAGTTGTTCTACCGTCAGAGTAAAATCTGGTGGAACTGTTTAGAGAAATCATCTCGTCGTCCAGGTAAAAAGATTCTTCGGTATAATAATCTGTTGTCTTTTCTGATTTCAAAAGCTGGGATCCGTCTTTAATTTTGAAATTATAAATAGATATCTTATCGAGACCTATTCTAAATATTTTATTTAAATCCAGTTCCATACTTTCCCGCCTTTACCCGTATATATTTTATTCTCAATGAAGGGGCTGATTGGTATTGTCTATTTTGACGCTTAAGCCAATCAAATCTAATACCCCTTTATCCAGAACAAAAAATAAAAGGTCCACAGATACAGACTATTACACCTGTACCAATGGACCTTGGGTCTCTATTTTCTATTTAATTTTATTTAATGTGCTACACTTTCTACACCGTATATAGGAGTCTGTGCCATTGCTTGAATAATCTGTATTCCCTGTTATTTTAACCCAGCCATCTTTGACAACAGCTAAAATACGTTCGCATTTTTTACATTTGATTTTTTTCATCTTTACTCCTTTAGTTATAGCTTATGCTCTTAATTTTGTCAAACTTTTTTTGAATATAAAAAATCCCTGAAATAAATCAGGGATAGTTTTTTTAGTTGCTTCCAAATTTTTTAGATGTAAGTATTGATTGTGTGCTCTCAGTATCGATTATATCGGCCATTCGCAAAGCGTGAGTGCTCAGTATCGTGTATTCAGCTTTTATTCTTTCTTGCAGATCTCTTAGTTGCTCTTCCAGATTCTTGATATTGTCTACACGTTCTTTTATCTCTCTTAGCCTTGGGTTGAACTCAATATTGTTGATAGATTCTATTACTTTGTAGTATTGCTCTTCACACTGGATAAAATATTTCCTAGCCTGTCTCCCCTTCTCGTTGTTCTCGATCATTGAGAGCTCTTTGGCCATGTTGAGAGTTATAATGTAATCCAGTTTATATCCTTTTTGAACCATAGAGTGCTTGTTGCCGTTAAATTTCACAACGACACCCGATTTGGTGTCGTTCCAAAGGGTAGTAAAGTCTAGGTTTTCTTCAAATTTGTATTTCTCAATTCTTTCCTTTATCCAACTTGTGAAAACTCTTTTTACTTCTAAAAACTCATGCAGTTCTCTTGCTGAGACCAGGCTATTTCCATACTTGTCTTTTTTTACTTTTACTAACATTTATGTCCACCTACTTTCATGGCTATCTCTATTGCCACTTTTTCTGATGTCACATAAATTTTGTCGCAAAGCCCTTTGATTGTTACTTCGATCATACCGTTTTCCAGAATTTTCATACTCATACTACTACCTCCTATTGAATTTATGAGGCAAATGCAGTATACTATACCTAGCGACGGTGTTAGTTTACTAGCATCTGCCCCTGTGAGTTTTTTCTAGACTTACAGGGGATTTTTTATTTCTTTTTACGGATAATAAGTTGTTGGTTTTCTTCATCTAAAATCAACTCTATTCCTTTTTCTTCCTTTGTAATGCCTAACTTTTCTAGCCATGGCTTAGGAAGAGTCAATCTAGTACCAGTACCATTACCGGCCTTGTAAAAAGAAATGGTCAAGTCTCTCTTTTCCAATTTAGCCTCCTTTTGTTCGCCCCTAATATAAATATAACCTGTTAGGGTCGGACTTGTCAAATGTTTTTTTAATTTACTTCATCTGCCTCATAAAATTCTATAGGAAAATCCCTGATTTATTTAGTTTTTAATGTCCTTGATTACTTCTTTTTATTTTTTCCTGTAAAATTTATCTTTAAAAGATGCATCCATATCAATTAACTGGGTAAATATAATGATTAGCATTCCAAATTCTTTTTCTCCCATCACCAGAATATAAATTCCATATAAGAATGTTATTAGTGACAATATCATGGTTAAAATTCTTTTGAGCTGTCTCTTATTTATCATAATAACCACTCTCGATTCTCTCAAGGGTGCGGTCAATTTTTCGCTTTATGATCTCTCTTATATCATCTCTGTAGGTTTCAAGTATGTTTTGGAACTGATGGTGAAGGCCGTGACTTTCCAGGGCATCTTTGAAGTGGCGACAATGATCGTCAAAGTCGTTCCTTATAGCTCCTTGAGAGTTCTCTATCATTTGCTGGGCAGTTATTATCCTGTCAGCTATCTCCTCTTTTGCTTCTTGAAGTCGCTTTTGACATGGGTCCATCACAAATCTTTGAAGGGAGAGAAGCAACTCAAATCCTTCGCACTTGGCCTGCTCGAGCTGATTTGCTCCTCCAAAATGAATATACACATTGCTGTTTTTATTTCTGTAAGCTGCCGTTATCATAAATCCCTCCCCAAAATATCTATTAGAACTGCACCATTTTTTAAGTTTGAAATAGTTGTATCTTTTTCTTCTATGATCTGCAAAAACTGTTTATGTGTCTTTAACTGGCTCTTTACTTCGAAATAGTCGTTATGAAGGACCTCATTTTCTTCTTCATTTATCAATTCTTCATACTCTTCTATTTCAAGTTGTGCTTCTGCATATTTGACTTCAAGCTTTTGATATTTTTCTGTGAGTTTGTCGAAGCAAGACTTTGGAACTGTTTCGCTAAGCCCTTCGTGATATGGATTGAGGTCTTCTAGCTGTTTTTTTAGGTCGTCAATGTGATTTTCTCTGTATCTCAAGGCTGTATTTAGCTCCCTGAGGTGTCTTTCGTGGCCCTCTGCATCTTTTTCTGTACCTGTGATCTTTCCTTGGAGAGACGATATAGTGTGGAGGTGTTTTTTATTGTTCTCTGAATACTCTTTGAGCTCTTTATTTTTAATATCCAGCTTTTTTTTTAACTGCTGGATTTCTTTTTCTTTTTCATCTATCACATCAAAGGCTTCTACCAGTGTGGGATCTTTCTTTACTGGTATCTCTTTTTTTACTAAGTTGGGTTTTCCTAGCTGGCCAAGCTGCTTCATTTTCTGAATTTTGCTATTGATCGCCGGAAGTGATACCCCTAGGTGTTCCGCCAGGTCTTTTCTTGATTTTTCAAAATTTTCTTTGATATAAGTTTCTTCTGCTGCTGTCCATGTTTTCCGCATTTTTCACCTCTTATGAAATATTATCGATGACTTGATATAGTATTTTTTAATCTTTTAATTGAAGTATTTTAAGTGCTATTTCCATCTTGCCTATGTCTGCCTGAGCTTGATTTTTTAAAGCTTTTTCCAAACTCTCGGCGGCTATTATTTTTAATTCTTCAAGCTTTTCATCTGATTTTTTCTTCATCGTTCCACCTCCTGAACTTTAAGCATGTGATAAACTGCTCCTCTACTCCTAAAAGCTTTATAGGGTCATTAAAACCTTGAGGACCAAGTTTTGAAATAAATTTACCATCAATTTTTCTGAGGTATCCCTCTTCTATTTCAAAAAAACAACTCAGAGTTTTAAACTCTACACTACAGCATTCTTCTGCAGAAAGTCCTGTTATGCCTGACACTTCCACACTTGTAAAATTTTCTTTAGTTTTAGATGCTTCATTTATGCCTTTTAAAACTTCAATATAAGTTTCTAGTTTCACTCTTTTACCTCCTGTATTTTTATATTTTTCAATTTTTCTAGCTGCTTTTTCTTGAACTTCCAGAATTTTCTGAGAGCTTCTATGTTTCCGATTCCATACTTCCTGAGGAGTGCTCTGTGTTCTCCAGGAGTTAGGAATTTACTCTGTTTTCCTAGGTCCTCAAGAAACTTCACTGTTTTTTCAAGAAGTTCTTTTTCAGAGCCATTCAATTTCTATCTCCCAGCCATTTTCAAAGGCATCTCTAGATAATTTTTCAAGGTCTTTGTCAAATCTGACACTGTCTAATTTTATTGATTTTATTTTGTTTAAGATTTTTAAAAAGTTTTCGAGATTAACTATATGTCCTATCATGTCACCCTCCTAATTGAAATCTATTTTTCGTAATAACCTATAAAAACAAACTGTTTTGTCTGTTTATCATAATCAAAATATGGTGGTATCACTGCATTTCTGTTGCTGAGTTTTCCTATTTTTAGATCAAATAATTTAGAATTTTTTTCTATGATTGTGACTCTTTCCCAGATTTTCATGTGTCCCTCCAAACTTAAAATTATAATCCTGTGTATTTTGATAATTTATCCCTATATTCAGTTACTACCGTATCAAACTCGAATGAATATTGTTCTGACAACTTATCAAATTTTTCTATTGGGTCGTTGCAGATCCCGATATCAAATTCATTTACGATAAGGTTTGCAATGTCTTTAATCCTCTTGGTAGCTTTTGATTTACTGAGATTTAATCTAACTTTAACAGGTTTTAAATCATAATTCATCTTGATGGCGTCTACTACAAATCCGGGTCCTTTGTTATTTGATACTACATAATTTACTACTTCGATAAGCCTTTTTGGTGTAGTGTCCAGCTTTTCAATGTTTTTTAATGTCCCATCAGGAACTTTGTAATTGATGGAATCTAATGTTTTTATTATTTCTTTTTTACCGAAGGAACTACCACCAAGGGAACCACTGTGACCGCTAGTAGTGGTTTTTCTTTTTAAGTAAGTATTATTAAGTAAGTATTTATATGTGGCATTTTCATTTTTCTGATTGTCTTTTAGATCAATGTTTTCGGTGCTTACAGAGTTTGACACAGGTGTGTCAACAGTGCAACCCACTGATTTTACTGGTTTAGATGGTGCTTTTGATTTTGGTTTTGACACAGGTGTGACAAGCTCAAACTCTTCCTCTTCTGTATCTACTGTTTTTATTGGCTCCAAGAGGGTAGAGGGGTGTGTCAAGCTATAAACGTTTGAAGTAAACTCACCATTTTTCTTTTTTCTGTTTAATTTTTTTATTAATCCAATGGAGATCATCTTGTCTATTGATCTTCTTGTTTTAACTTTGCATATTTCACCATTTTTATTTCTGATCTTGCATGCTTCTGCAATGACAGGATATGAAGGAAATGCAACCTCTCCATGATTGCTCTTTAGCTTTACCAAATACATGAAAATAATTCTCTCAGACATCTCTAAATCAAGATCCCATATCTCATTGGGGACCATTGTAAAGTTTGTATTCCAGGATACTTCTATTCTCGCGTCCATTAAATTCATCTCCTATGCAGGACCTTCCAGAGTCCTATTTTATTTTTATATTCTTATTTAAAAGCCCCGAAGGGCAACCCTGGAAGGCGGCCCATAGACTTTTGAATAAAGATATAAAGTGTTCTTTTGTGCCAGTGCCCCCTACATGCTATAATCGATTCACCACAAAACAATTAAACTCAAGGAGGCACTATGAAAAAATTACGTAATTTAAAATCTGCTATTTGTGAAAGCGGCCACATTCAAACTTCTGTTTTGGATTCTTTGGCAAGCATAGCTTCTCAAAAGGTTATTGATTTTCTGAAGTAGAATCGTTTTCTAATAACAAAGTGGAAATTCTTCCTATCATCCTAATTTCTTTATCCCTCATAGGTGTTTTTGTTTTAATACAGCTATAGAGCCTGACATATATAAAATCTATGGCTCTATCCTCTGTATCTTCCAAAGTTAAATATTTTTCAGTTACCTGGTCTTTCATCTGCGTCCCATCCTTTAATCGTTTTTTCATAAATTTTCTCTTCAAAAACGTAAAAGTGCTGGTTATATTTATGTCCGAACCAGCACGGACAACCGATTTTATTTTATTGAAGGAGTCCAGCCAAAGGCTGTAAAGACTCTACCGTTAGAGCCTCTTCGATACAGCTAAACAAGCGGAAGTTATAATTAAAAGGGGGACTAGAAATTATAATGGTGTTTAGCTGTATAGAGGAAGGTCCTAAGCTTTTAAATAACACCCATTGAAGAGGGGCAGAAGCCCCTCTTCTTTGTACTTTTATGTACAGGAATTATTCAAAAAAAATTACAGGGTCCAGTTCAAATTTTTCACATATAATCTTCAGCTGTTCTACGCTGAATGTTACCTTTCCCTCTTTTAAATTTTGAATATGATAAAAAAAGTTTTGCTTTGTAATGCCCAGCAACGGGTAGACTTCAGTGTATTTTATTCCCAGTTTTTTTTTAGAATCTATTAATTTTTTATACATATATTCACCTCTTAATTCATTGTACAACTTTGTACAATGAAAGTCAAAATTTTTTTTACTGATTTAAAAAAACTAAAAGCGAGGGGTTTTAATTTATATTTTTATTTTTTTCTTGAATTATATTATTTTATGTGGAAAACTTATGTAGATACGCCAATAAATAACTAAAGGGAGAGGATTTTATGAAAAAAATAATTTTAATGTTATTATTATGTATTAGTATCACTGTTTTAGCTGTCCCACAAGCATCTCCATGGGATAGTGTTACGTATGCAGTAAAAAATTATTTGAAGGATAATGCAAACGATCCTAAAAGCATTAAATATGTAGAATGCAGTTATATACTAAAACTCAGCAATGGAGGGTGGGCTCAACGAGTTAAATTCAGAGGTAAAAATGCTTATGGTGGGATGGTTCTTAATGAGTATGCTTTTTTGATATCTGGCGACGGAGACAGTGCTGTGGTTGTTTCGGCTGGTTCTATGGGTGAATTTAGTAAAGCTCTTTCATCGACAGGAATTAGTATAGTAGGATCGTATAATCATGAAGGAAAGAAAGTAGATTAGTAATAAAAAAAGAGCCCCGAAAGGGGCTAATCTTCCTTAAAGTATTTAAGTTTTAAAGAATTAAAAGAAATACCCTCTAATGATTTATCATCTGATATTTCTGCAAACTCAATGACTGTATTTATATTTCTAGCAATCCAACGGTCGTTAATAGTGCTTCCAATATCTGTAAATGCACCAAAAATTAATGCAATAATAGCTATTATAAAATTAATAGCTTCATGAGAAAGGAATCTCCATTTGACTAGTTTTTTAAGTTCTTCTCCTATATAAAATTCTTCACTTAAGTTCTTCAAAATGATTTTTTTATGTTTATTTTCAATTTTAATTTTTATAATACTAGAACCACTAACATCTCTAAATGGCTGAAAGACATATTTAACTTCAGAATTCTTTGGATCTTTCATGATCTCAATCATTTCTTCTTCTAGTAGGTATCCTACCAGTTTAATTATCTCGTAACATTGAATTTTTCTTTTTTGATAATATTCTGAATAATCTTTGTCAGAAACACTTAAGGTACACTCGCTAGAAGTAAGTTTTAGAGAAGTATTTGGGATATGTTTTGTAAACACCTCTTTAATTAAGTCTTCCAACGTAAAATCATTGATCGATGGGCGGTATTTAATTATTGTCTTCATTATTTTTTTTTGAAATTTCGAATATTTCATAATAATTTATCCTATGAGTCTTTTAGAAATTTTTTCAAAATCTTCATCCGATTGAATATAGAAAGTATCAACACTAGTTATTTCACTTATATCAAGAGTCTCCAAATTTTCTCCTACATATTCCTCGTTTAATTTACTCTTTCTATTATCTATCACAACAAGTATCTTGTCCTGCGCTCTCTTTTCTTTAAAGATTATTCTTAAATCTCTTAAAGCTTCCAATAAATGTAACTTCGAATTTATTCCCGCAAGAATTATTTTATCACTTTCAAAATACAGATTTTTACTAGAAAATGTTTTTTTATGTTCTGTTGTTTTTTTTATAGCTTTAAACTTATAACCTTTATGCTTTTTTTGAAAATTATTAAGAAAATTTTGGATTTCAGTTCTAAAAGCTTCGCCTCTTTGACTTTCTTTGACATTACTCAAAATATAATCAGATATGTAATTATAGTATCTTGTTGTAGAAAGTATATACCTTAAAATAATTTCATCAAAATTTTCATCAAATTCCTCTTTACTAACCCTTTTTTCCATAAGTAAAGAGTGATTAATATTATAACTTTCAAGATGTTCTTTAACCAGTTTTTCAAACTTGGGTGTATCTGGAATTAAATATTCTTTCCTTAATTTATCTGTGGAATAAATATTACTTAAAGAAGTTTCCCAATTTTTATAATGATCATTTTTTATTATAACGTCCTCTTCCTGGAAATCAATTATTAACTCCAAGGTATCGCCACTATTGAAAAAATAAGGGAGTCCTATTTCTATTCTGTTTTGATTCTTTTCAATGAATGTGTAGCCCAGAATTAGATTTTGAATTCTTTTCAAAATTTCCATAATTCCCCTCCTTTTTCTTTCGGTGTAGACATTAATTTAATGTTATCTTTTTTCACAGTAACCTTAGTATACTTGTGGGCATTCAAAAAATCAACTATTATTTGTCTGGTTTCTTTTTTATTGTTTATTAGCATTTTTTCTATCTCTTGAGACTCGCGATCTATAGCTTTTGTTTCATAGTCAGGTAGAACTCTGATGTCTTCCCACGTTTCTTTTGCCTCGTGTATTTTAATTTTCCACCACTTATTATGATTTCCTTTATTCCTTCTGAATACTCCTCTGTCCCTCTCGTAAGATATATATATATTAAAATTTGTATCATTTTTAATATCATAGTGTTGAATAGTAATCTTACTATCCAGCAGATCTCCTTGAGAATCATAGTTAGTTATGAATGCTCGATCTAGAGGAAATGAATTTTTTGTTGTTAGTGGAATTTCAAATAATTCTTTCTTTCCTTTTTCTATATGAAAAGCTTCCCTTTTTTTTTTGCAAGGGATTATCCCCTTTTTTTTAGTATACGTTATATCTATTTTTTCACTTTTTTGAAATTGAATATATCTCAAGCTGCAATACCTCCATTTCCTACCATCTCTGTTCATAATATGTTTTTACAACTCTGCCATTACACTTTAGCATCTTGGGGTTTAGGACAATAATGTCCTGCTCTTCTGGATTGAAAGATACCAAGTGAATCAAATTCTGTCTGTCTACGGTAAGCTGTTTAATAAAGGTTTCGTCGTTATAAGTAAACACGCAGACCTTCCCTATAAGTTCTTCTATATCAGTGCACATATTGGGATCAGCAAGGGCAACGGAGCCACAGGGGATAGATTTTATAGGACCGGTCATGGAGTTCCCCTCTACCTTGACGGTGAATCTCCCTTCTCTATAATCTTCTTTTGGGATAATAAATTCTTTCAGCTCTATATCCAAATTTAGATATCCAGGACCTGCAGAAGCAGTCCCATAGAGGGGAACCTTTACAGTATCTATTCTTCTTGCATTGCCTTTTGCATTTTCTATTTTAGAATACCTTTCAAATCTCTCAAGTTTATCAAGAATCTCAGGAGGAGTTCTATCCTTCAAAACTGCATCATATATATTTTTTTTCTCATGTTCATTAAAATTGAAAGCTTTTATAAATTTTTCGATAAAGTCATCCTTGGGCAGTCTCCTTCCAGTTCTATAATGTCCTATAGTAGAAAATGAAGTATTCGTTTTTTCAGCGACATATTCTAATTTATAATCGTTTTTTTCCATGAACTCAATCAAAAATTTTCCAAAGTTTGTACTCAATAAAATCACTCCCTTTCTTTAGTATATTAAATTTTATACAAAAAAGTAAAAAAAAATTTGACTTTCGTTGTACATAAAAGTACAATAGAAATATAAGGATTTACACTTGGGGTAAATCAAAAAAATTTAAGAATCAGTTGTACAATAAAGTACAAATAGTTTTAAGGTATTTTAACTCTTAACAAATATCTTTATTTTTTATAGGGGGGGCTTCTATGAAGACAGAATGCATAGATTCATTAAGGCTTGAGTTTGGGATGAATGTACAATGTCAATTTATGAAAGCTGAAACTTACCTACTGCATAAGGACGATGTAGACAAGAAGGATGACGAAAGAAGGGATAGGAGTTTCAAACTGGATAAATGGCATGAAGATATGATGAAGTACTTTATCAAAAGCTTTAGGAAATCCCTTGAAACAAGGGACTGGTTATTGGTGGAAGAGGCGACAAGGAAGATGGTCACATTTGACAGAGACTACTTTAAGACAAGGAAGATCTTACAGAGGGAAGAGCTGCACTTTGAAGAGATGGACGATGAACTAAGGATGTGGTTAATAGGATTTGTGGCAGAGTGCATCGAGAAAATAAAAGACAGGAGTTCTATTATAGATCTCAAAATAATAACTGAAAATTTGAAAAGTAAAAGAGAAAGATGGGGGACGAAACACTGAATAGGAGGGGTAATGACTAAAACGGAAATAGCTCGTGAGCTCATAAGACCATTCAAGCTGACTTTTGCTGATATCAGAAAACACGATCTTGAGGCTCATGAAATACAATTAATAATTAAAAATAACAGGCAGTATCCGGAAATATTTATCAAGTCGTTATTAGCAGAGGTACACCAAGGAGAGGTGAAAGGAAGATGAAATTTGGGATAAGTGGTAAATCAGCGGTTTTGGATGAACTTGTGGCCAAGTATGGGGATATAACTGTGGTGGAGTGTTTGAGAAAAGAAGAGATTGAAGAGTGTCTGAGGAGGAGGTAACAATTTTGATTTTTTAGATCTCCTTATTTCACTTTTTATTAACTTTATGAAATAAGGGGATTTATCAAAATTAAAAACTGGAGGTAGGTATGGAACTGATCAAAATCGAAAATAACAAAAACTATGGACTGGTAGTATCGAGCAGGGTAGTAGCTGAGGAACTTGGGAAAGAACACAAGAATGTTTGCAGAGATTTAGAGGGGGTGCTCAAATCTGTGCATACCCATGAAAAGTTAATAATACCAAGCTCTTATATACATCCTCAAAATAAACAAGAATATAGAGAATTTCTTCTTACCAAGGATGGCTTCACTTTATATATGTTCAATATTCAGGGATACAATGATTTTAAATTAAATTATATAAATAAGTTCAATGAGATGGAAAGGGCATTACAGGAAACTCAAAGAGTACCTCAGACATTCCGTGAAGCTCTGCTACTTGCTGCAGAACAACAGGAGAGATTAGAGGAGCAAGAACAGAAGATCCTGGAAATGAAGCCCAAAGAGGAGTTCTACAACGAGATCATTGAGAGTAAAGACACAATAGATATCGGGACTGTGGCAAAGGTAATCAATAAAGGAATAGGAAGGAATAAACTCTTTAAAATCCTGAGAGACAGAAAGGTTTTGCAAAATAACAACCAGCCTTATCAGGAATATATAGACAGAGGGTATTTCAGATGTGTAGAGAGCAGGTTCACAAAGCCGAATGGGACTACCAGCATCAATATAAAAACAGTGGTGTTTCAAAAGGGAGTGGACTATATAAATAAGTTGGTTTGTGAGGTGTGAAAATGAATAAAAAACAGACAGAGAGAGCTATAGCTTCTGATGTGAAGAAAATGATAGCTGAAAAGGTAGATGTGGAAAAGCTTTTTGAAAAATGGAATGAGAAATGGCATAAGCCGCTTCTCATGAAGGCAATAAAAAACATGAGGAAGAAAAGTAACAGAAAATTAGAGAAAGAACATCTCAAAATAGTGAAGGACACATATTTCGGGATAGAACCTCACTCGATTATAGGCGGGATTATAGGGGAGGTAGTAACGTATGCAGTAGTGCTTGGAGGAGTTTGGGATATCACATTCGAAGAGATGGAACACATGGCAGTAACTTATCCAAAGTACTCATGGAGATCTTTACAGGATACAGTCAAGGATGTGAAATCCGCCTTGGATGAGGAAAACTTGGAGATCAATAAACAAGCAAGCATTGATTTCCTAAGGAAAAATAAAACCAGAATCCGTAGTTTTAAGCTGAGTCTTGAAGGAAAAAAAGAACCGGTGCTCCAACACTTGAATAACTATTTAGATAAAAAAGTTGCTGAGTGGGAGGAAAATAACTTGATCAGGGTTGAAGGAAAAAAAATCGACCTGGAGCCAGTCAGGAAATTTTTCCCGGAACTAGACAAAATAGAACACTCAAGAATAACAGATTTCTCTTTAATAGGAAAACTACAATTTTGCATAACTGAGTTAGATAAAGCCATGGAGGAACTGGTGAAAAAAGAATATGGAAAAGATTTTATAAGAAGAACCAAAGATCTTATAACGCGGGTTAAAACATATCAAAATTCTGTAAAAAAGAGCATCATAGATTTTGATTCTAAAATTAAAGAAAAAGAGTTTTTCGAAAATATAAAAGGTTATGAGGATGCTGTGAGGATCTCTCTGGAAATGACAGGGCTTGAATATAGTTGGGATAACTACAAAGAAGTAGAAGGCTATCTGAAAGATTTAAAGAAAATGTCTAAAAAGAAGTTGGCACATGAAATGAATTGGCTCAAGGAGTATTATCGTGAAATAGCACCAAATAAAGATAGAGTGAAAAGTACAAAAAAAATTAAATAGCTTGGAGAAGATCATGTTGAATATGAGGGACAAAATACTATAGAGAACCCAGCATGTAGGGATTTTACAGACAGGGTATAGGGGGGTAAATGAAAGGAGTTAATTTTAAAAGTTTACCAGAATTTTTTATAAAAGAAAAGTCTGGAATTAAAAATAATACTGTTAGAAAAGATGATGGCGGAGATAGATTTGAAAAATTAAAAGAAATAGATTTGAGTCAAGAGATTTTATTTTTAAGAATTACAAACTCTGAAACTGGAGAGTACTTTGAAAGGATAATAAGGGATGTTTCGGTGTACGGGAAATTATTTATATTAACATGGTAACAATTGATGAATTTATAAGGAGTTGAGAAAATGAATAGAAAAATTAATCCTAAAAATTATATACCAAAATACAGAATTTTATGTTTCTGTAAAACCTGTAAATTTAACAGATTGAGGGAGTTTTGTACATACCACCAAGAAGTCGTAAATGTAGATGGGTGTAGTGCTTGGAAAGAAAAAACACAGGTATAGGAGGATAAAAATGTTAAATGAATTTTGTTTAAAATATATAGGAGTCAGATTAATAGATTTTTCAATATTATTTTGGCTATGGTTTGTAATTGTCAAAATGTTTAAATTAACTTCAAAAAGTAAATAAAATCAGAACTTTATACAAAAAGGAGATAAAAAATGAAATGTAAAAAATGTGGGAATGAAGATGATTTTTATAAATCAGTAGTTGGTAAATTCACCGGTGTTAGTTATTATCCTTCTGATGATATAGAAGATATTGAAATAACAGATAATGAAGACGTTACAGGATGGGTTTGTAATAATTGCGGATGCGATAACGGAGAATTTGAGGTGAAAATGTAATGAAAATTAAATAAATTTTGGAATTTATAAGGGGGGTTAAGTAGTGAAAGTATTAGAACTTATAAAGCGACTTGAAGCCATAAAAGAACAAGATGGAGATATAGAAGTGAAATTTATTAGCAAGACTTCACGGGGATATAGTGGTAACGTCTCTGTAACAAGCGTGAGAGATGAAGAAAAAGAAGGATCTGAAAAAGAATGCTATATCTTTTGCAGAAATCCAAGGTCAATGGAAGTTGGAGAGATCAGGGAGTTTGAGGGAAAACATTATAAAGCTGTAAGAATTGACAAGGACAATCAAGAAGATTTTAGTTGTAAGGATTGTGATGTAGTTGAACATTGCGGTGAGTACAGTGGGTCTCTAACCTTTTATCTTGGAGAGTGTGAAGAATTTGAAAGGGATCAAGAAGATTGCGATATAATTTTCAAGAAGGTTAGGAAGCCGAGAGCTAAAGAGCCTAAATTTGATATTGTAGATGGCGAGAAACAATTTAAAATGTTTGATTAGAATTTGGAATTTGTAAGAATAAAAAAATGTTTTGGGGGTAATTATGAGGATAATTAGAAAAGATAATGAAATTGAAATAAAAGATATTTCTGAACTTGAGGATAAAATAATAAAAATGGCAGTTGAAGAGGTTATGAAAATAAAAAAAGTACCGTATATGAATGCTTTTAAATTTGTTTGCGCAAATCTCGACAATCCAGGTTTTATGGAACTATTGGGATTTGAGAGTGTATAAATTTTTGGATTTTTAGGAGGAACAGGTAAAAGTTTTGTAAATAACATAAGCCACCTCAAAGAGATGGCTTATGTTATAAACGTCCAATTTACTAAGAAGGGTGTTACATATAACCTCCGGGAACCACCCCATCAACGGCATTTGTTTCTACACCAAAAGTATAACCTACTAGATCAGATTGAGTCAATCCAAATATCAATTTTTTGAAATTATAAAATGCCCTGCTATTGGGTTAGGCATTTTGAAAAATATTAAATTACGTTTTTATAGTTATGGAGGTTTAAATGGCATACCGTTACCTTACTGATGAAAACTTGAAAAACTTATCAAAAGAAAACATTAAACTATATGACAAATACTTGAAGAGCAGCATAATAAAAAACAAGGACACCAAAGAGACTACTTACAAGACTTATAAGAATTCATTTTACCACTTCTTGGTTTATTTGGAAAATGAATGGGATAATATAGGTCTATATTCGAAAGAGTTCATGGAAGATTCTGTAGACATAATAGAAGGGTTTATATCGTGGTCCCAGGACAAAGGAGTAAATAAAAAGGCAGTAAATAATAAAGTTGTAGCTATAAGCTCTTTTTATATATGGAGCGTGAAAAGAGGATTAATTGATACCCACCCATTTTTGCATAAGTTGGACCGTGTAAAAGGTGCAAAAGAGGAGAAAATAAGAAAGTCCTATTTTTTAACTATGGAGCAAATAATTGAAATAAGAGTGGCAATGAGATATAAAACAAATGAGTTTGATATCCAAGACAGGCTTCTATGGGAGATCTTCCTAGACTCAGGGAATAGAATTGGGGCTATAAGCAAGCTGCCTTTGTCTAGACTGAATATTGAAGAAGGTGTTTTTGAAGATGTAAGAGAAAAACACGGGAAAATTGTTGATGTAATTTTTTATGAAAAGGCTAAATCTCTTATAAAAGAATGGTTGGAAGTCAGGAAGGAACTTGATGGGCAAGAGATAGATTCTCTGTTTATAACTAAATATCGTGGCCAATGGAACGTTATGAGTTCACACACGATAGGTGATAGGATAAGAAAAATGGGGCGATTGATTGGGATAACGGATCTGTATCCGCATTCTCTTAGGAAGACCAGTATAAATCTAGTGAAAAAGCTTACTGGGAGCATTGAAGAAGCCAGCGAGTTTGCCGGGCATAGTGGTCTTACTGTTACGAAAGACCACTACATTGAACCGATATCCAAGAAAAAACAAAAGGCTAGGATTAAGCAGCTAAGAGAAGAAAAGGGCTGGAATTAAAAGGAGGTTAAAGTATGGCACAGCTATTAACGGTCAAAGACGTTGAAAAGATATGTCAGGTAAAGCAAGGGAAAGCATATAGGCTAATGAAGGAAATAAATGATGAAATGAAAGCAGAGGGATATATAGTTATAAGAGGAAGAGTTAATTCAACCTTCCTATATGAAAAATTGGGTCTAGGCGAGAAAAATGGCAAGCATTAAGGATAAGAACGGGAAATGGATCTCCCGTTTTTATTTTACAAATTATAAAGGTGAAAAGATCCAAAAATTTAAAAGGGGTTTCAAAACAAAAAGAGAAGCCCAGGAATGGGAAAGAGAGTTTATAGCTAAATCAAAATTTGAGATTACAATGAGTTTTAATAGCTTGTATGAAATGTATTTGGAGGATCTCTCTCATCGTTTAAGAGAGAATACAATAATGACCAAAAGACATATTATAGAAAAGAAGGTTCTACCTTTTTTTAAAGAAATGGAAATCGGCAAAATAACCCCAGTTTTAATAAGAAAATGGCAAAACAAATTAATAAAATATGAAGATCCTAAAACAAATAAATTATATAGTCAGACTTACATAAAAACCATAAATAATCAGTTGGTGGCAATATTAAATTATGCTGTCAAATATCATTCTCTAAATGAAAATCCATGTCATAAAGCGGGGACCATAGGGAAGAAGCAGGCTGATGAAATGGATATCTGGACCGTAGAAGAGTTTGAGAAGTTTGCAGAATGCTTACACCATAAATCGATCTCTTTTGTAGGATTTAATATATTATTTTGGACGGGTATAAGAATAGGGGAGCTTTTGGCTCTTACAATAAATGATATTGATTTAAAAAATAGGACTATAAGAATAAACAAATCATACCAAAGGCTTAACAAAGAGGATGTAATAACAGATCCAAAGACTGCAAAAGGTAATAGAATTATAAAGATAACTGAAAATCTGGCAAATATATTAGTAAATTACATAGATACATTATATAATGTAGAAACTAGTGATAGGTTAATAATAAGTACCAAATATAGATTTCATCACGATATGAAGTTGTATAGTGAAAAAGCTAAAGTGAAAAAAATAAGGGTGCATGATTTAAGGCATAGCCATGCCAGTCTGCTGATCCACTTAGGAGTCAGCCCTCTTGCAATAGCTAAAAGATTAGGACATGAAAAAATAGAAACTACATTAAATACGTACTCACATTTATATCCTGATAAGGAAAAAGATGTCATTGATTTATTGGATGGCTTAAAATGA